CAAATGAAATCTTTGATTCGTTTATGAGCTTCTCAGCAAGAGAAGATTATCTAAAACAAAATCCCCATATACAATCTATAGTCACCTCAGCTTCTATTGTTAGTGGTGTTTCTATTACTGGCAAAGTGCCTGATGGTTTCAAAGAAGTCCTTTCTAAGGTCGCTGAGAGCCACAGGTCTAGTTCAGTAGCGGATAATCATGGAAAAAAATCATCGAAGGAGATCAAGACTAAACAATTAGTTGACAAGCATATCAGTTAATAACGTGAATTATTTTTGTTATGGTAAACTACCTTTTGAGGGGATACAATTGGCTAAAACAAAAGATATTACCAAAAAATCAGCTTTACTGCATAGGATTTTTGACAAACCAATTTTTAGAAGAACAGTAGAAAAGGAATTATACGATATGCTAATACAAAAACAGTCTCCACATTATGCAACATTATTACACCATTATCCTAGATTGAATTGAATGAATTTTAAACATGTTAAATTGAAAGAATTAGATTTTGATTTAAAAGCAGTAACAACAGAAAAGGGTCGAGAGTACCAAACACCAAGTGGTAGCTCTTACCCATCTGTGACAACTGTTTTATCTGAATATAATAAAAAGGCCATTTTCGAATGGCGTGAAAGAGTCGGTGCAGAAGAAGCGAATAGAATTGCTAGAAGTGCATCAAATCGTGGTACAAAATTACATACAGTTTGTGAAAAATATCTGTTAAATGAAATGACGGATTTGAAATTACAAACAATGATGCCAGATACGAAAGAATTATTTCTTTCACTCAAACCTCATCTAGATGACCATATTGGTGAGGTTTATTCTATTGAGCAAGCATTGTACTCTGCCGAACTACGTTTAGCTGGCCGAGTTGATTGTATTGCACAATGGGATAATGAACTAGCTGTGATTGATTTTAAATCTTCAACTAAACCAAAACTTGAAGAAAACATTTTGAATTACTTTATGCAATGTACCGCATATGCAACAATGTTTGAAGAAATCACAAGTAAACCAATCAACAAATTGGTAATTGCCATTGCTGTTGCAGACGGTACCAATCAAATATTTGTCAGAGAGAAAACCGATCACTATATGGATTCTCTCTATTATTATATTGGCAAATATTGGAAAAACAGATTGACAAACTAAATAGGTTATGTTATAATGTGATTTATTGCTGTATGAAGCAAAGAGAAAAGTGTTCTGGATGCGGGTTCGACTCCCGCCAGGTCCACCATAAACATATTGTCTACTGGTGAATGAGCAAACAATACTCATAATAAAAGTTCCAAACAGTATGTTTATGATGGGCCTGACATTGGTTTCGACAGGGCAAAGAGTAACAGAGTGGACAGCACATCAGAGTAGATGTTAAAACTAAAACAAAGTAAACGCAAACGACTCACAGTTCGCATTAGCAGCCTAAACACTGCTTAGGGTTTCGGTTGGTTTCCTCGTAACAGAATAACCAACCATTATTATTTACAGGTGAGAAATGACAAGACTAGAAGGTTATGTTAACAAAGGTTGGGGTTCAGAATTAATTTGGGCTACTAATGACAAGTACTGTGGCAAGTTAATGAAGTTTAACAAAGATGCCAAATTCAGTATGCACTTCCACGCACAGAAAGATGAGACATGGTATGTTTTATCTGGAAAGTTCGAAGTGAAATATATTATGACCCAAGACGCTTCTATGAAATCTCAAATACTTGAAAGTGGTTCTGTGTGGAGAAATGAACCACTTGAACCACATCAGTTGATTTGCCTTGAAGAAGGTACAATCATTGAAGTCAGCACACCAGATTCAGTAGAAGATAATTATCGTGTAATGCCAGGAGATTCACAGAAATGAAAGTGTATATTAACAATTACCGCCATCATTGGATATCACCATATCATATCCTAGAGTTTGTTTGTTTTTGGGAAAAAGATAATGATGTGTTTTACAACCATGAAGATAAGCCTGATGCGCCCTATGAAAAGTGGGTCAATCGTTTAGACCCTATTTGCAAAGCAATACATAAGTTTTTAGACTTTGTTCACCCTAAAATTGACTATGTAAAGATTGATTACTGGGATACTTGGTCTATGGATCATACTCTTGGTATGATGGCTTTGCCAATGTTGAAACAGTTACAAACAAAGAAACAAGGTGCACCTTTTGTTGATGATGAAGATGTACCTGAAGAATTGAAATCAACTTCAGCACCACCAAAAGAGAATGAATGGGATACTGATGAGAACCATTTCAAACGCTGGGATTGGGTTATGGATGAAATGATTTTTGCTTTTGAACATCACCTCAATAGAGAATGGGAAAAAGCATATTCTTCAGGTGAATCTGACCATAAGTCGGTTGCTTGTGAATGGGATGAAAATGGCAAAGCCAAGATGTTCAGATTAGAAGAAGGCCCGAATCACACATACAAATGTGACTATGAAGGCATCAAAGTTGTTGAACAGAGAATTAAAAACGGCTTCAAGTTATTTGGTAAATATTATCAGGGATTATGGGACTAATTTGGAGAAGATGGGCTAAAGCTATAGGCAATAAGTCCGGAGATTCAGATAAAGAGGCAGATATCATTGCCGCAATTCGTACAGTCATTTTATTGATATATGTTATTACAAATTTTGTAATCATTGCTGGAGTTTTAAGGCACTGGAATGACTAAATAACTATACTACCACAACACACACAATGGTAGTATAACACACACAGGAGAAAACTATGTCAAATATGACACCTTTTGAAATTCGTCTTGAGCTATTAAAAATGGCAAAAGATATGCTATATGATGAGTACTTCGGTACAAGAGAATGCATTTCCAATAACTGGCAAATGCAATGCGAAACAGCTAGACACAACGGTGGAACACCACCTGAGCATCCTGGCTTTCCACAAATCCCCTCAGAATCAGATATCATTACTAAAGCACATGCTCTAAACGGCTTTGTGTCTAATGTAACTGCTGCTGAACCACAAAAAGTTCAGAAGAAAACTTCTTAATTGGGGATGAGGGACTTCGGTCCCTTCAAACACACACAAGGAGAGAAATGAAAAGTAAACCAATACTTTTGAGTTTGATATTTGCAACAATAATTTTAACTTTATCGTTTATTAATGTTGACACATATAAAATATTCCCAATCAAAACCACATACGATGCACTTACGGCAGATACTAAAAAACAGGTAACTTGCCTTGCTGAGAATATCTATTTCGAAGCAGGACATGAACCGAGAGAAGGTAAAGCAGCTGTAGCATTCGTAACATTCAACCGCATACAATCAGGCAACTACGGTGATTCTGTATGTGAAGTTGTTCAACAGAAAACAAATGGCACATGCCAATTTTCTTGGTATTGTGACACCACTTTTACCTCTAAACGCTTGACAATCAAGCACACTCCATTGTATAATGAGATTCTACAGTTGTCAACTGACATGTATTTGAACTTCGAAAGAATCAAAGATATAACAAATGGAGCAACGTATTATCATGCTGATTATGTGAGTCCTGGATGGACAAAACTAAAAAGGGAGACGCAAATTGGCAGGCATATTTTCTACAAGAGCAAAGGTGACAAAATTGACAGAAATAAAGGAATCATCTAAGATGAATAAAGATATCATAACCATTGCCATATCGGCAGTAATTGTATTATGTACCGCAATTATCGGAGCAATCGTGTATAATGTTAATGATAGAAACAACATGGCGAAAAACATTGAGGCTGCAATTGCCAAAGGTGTAGACCCGTTATCTGTAAAGTGTGCATATGAAACAAGTGTTAATTCAGTTTGTATCGCACATTCAATGTCAAAGAAATAATTTAAGGAGTATATTATGGCTGTTCAGCAATTGAGTGTTAACCTTCTTTCAAATCCAGAAGATAGAAAGAAACTTTTAGGTGTTATTAGTGAGTGTTCTGATGCAATGACAAGAGCGCAAGCAGAAAAAGATTTGATTAGAGAATCTATTTCTGATATCAGTAAAAAATTGGAAATACCAAAACGTCTTGTCGCAAAGATGGTGAAAGTCTATTACAAACAAAACTACGATGAAGAAGTAGCTGTACATGACCAATTTGAAACTCTATATGAAACTGTGGTGAAATAATGCCTAAATTTACTTTTATTTGTGAACATGATGACGGCACAAAAAACACACACGAATGTGATGAAATTTTTCTATCAAATATTTTAGAAAACTTTGAAACATTCTTGCGTGGTGCTACTTTTCATTTTGATGGTCATTTAGACTTCTTTAATGAAGATGAAGAATATAATACTGATGTTGAAGAATATAATACATCAGGCCATCAAGCGTTTGATAGTATGGTAAATTCTTTGATGAGTGCAAATCATACCGACACCATTGTACAGCCTACTCCTGGTAAGTGTGCAGTCTGTGGTTTACCAGAAACAGTTATGAAGATCCATAAATGTTGGGATGCAAAATGCCCAATTCAGAGTAATCGCAATCATGCCTACTAGAGATGAAATGGCAAAATTTGCCAAAGCTATTGATTTAATAGTTGCAGCTACAGAGTACAACTATATCGAAGCCATTGTTGAACATTGCAAAAATACTGGTCTTGAACTTGAAGTTGCAGCTACATTAGTGAATGCAAATCTAAAAGCAAAGATTGAGAACGATGCAATGGATAATAATATGTTGAAAGAAAAAGGTTCTAGATTACCAATATGACTGGTTATGAAACATTTGGATTATATCAAGCTCTTAAACTGCACTTCACACAAGAATCATACGACTTTTTTAAATACAATGGTAAAACAAATGTATCTGTAACTACATTTGAGAATCGTAAAGACAAATATCATTTTTACAAATTATCTCGTAGACTTGCACAAAAAGAAGACATGATTGATTTCATTGTTGCAAATCTAGTAGAAGATGAAAAGACTTGGGTTGGCTCTTTATTGATGCAAGAATCTGAAGTGAATTATCGTAAACACCAGAAGGTAATCCAGTCAATGTCGTATACATTTGAAAATGATTGTAAACTTATTTTTCGTGATTGTATACTTAATCCCAACGAAGTATTGATGACTGATGGTGACTATCCTGTTCTTCTCAAAAAAGCTCTACAGAAGTCGGTGAACATTGAGTCTATGTGTCTATTAAACAACATGCTTGGATTTGTACCAATGTGGTCTAAGAAGATTGCCGATACTATACATTGGCCAAACTATCGCATGAAACTGCTGAAGTATTCCGCATTTATCCCCAAAGATGATGTAAAATACAAGTTGATATTGAAAAAGGTGTTGAATGAAAATTAAGAAGATTTATTTGGATATGGATGGTGTTCTCTGTGACTTTGACAAAAGGTTCAAAGAACTGTTCGGTGATATTAATAACAAGTTTCGTAACCGCAAACATTTTAGTGACCATTGGCCAAAATTTATCGAAGCGGAAAATTTCAAAACACTCGATATGTTTCCTGGCGCCGAAGA